GAGGAAACATAAATACTAACCCTAAATTTGGATTGATGAATAACATTTCAATAGGAAATAAATTTAACTTTTAATGAAAAAACTAATAATACTTCTGTCACTAATTTCGACAACATTTGTTACAAACGCACAAACGCCCGATACATTACAATTATCACCAAAAGAGTTATTTGGAGAAAGTGATGATTGGAACGATGTGGGTATATTACAATCCTATGTTAATTTTTCAAAAGATGTTCTTTCATCATCAAACTTATCAGTTGGTATAATTGGAAAACAAATATCAACTACTCTTAATTTAGGTTACAATAAATCATCTATGAATGGTCAATGGGGACACACATTTGCGGCATCAATAAATCCTATATGGAACTATTATGGTGTGGGTTATGGTCTTAGTAGAAATACGGATACAAGAACTACAACATTACAATCATTCTATTCAACCGATTTTGATTTCCAAAAAGATATTACACTATCATTCATTGATGTATTCAGGACTAAAAAATGGGGAACATTTGGTTATAGTCTAATTGCATCAAAATCATTTTGGGGAACTTATCAGGGTGAGTGGGAAGGAAAATATACGGTAGATGAAAATGGTGATTTTAAAGATTTAATATATCCAACAATGCCATCATCAAGTGAATTGAGTTATAGGGGTATGGTAATGTACACATATACATTGAAGACAAAGAGAGTAAACATATCACCACAAATATTTGCAATGGGTGATGTCTACAAAGTATTCAAAGATGGTACATCATCAGATATAGGATACTTAAATGATTTTAATTTAGATTTATATTATGGAACATCGTTTGATTGGAAAATAACTAAAAGATTTATATTGAACACTAATATTAGATATAACACAACTTTTGACAAATCAAGCGAATCAGTTGGATATAAAAAGAGTAACCCAATAATGTTTATGATAGGAACAAACTTTCAATTTTAATGAAAAAATTATTATATATATCGTTGATTTTATTAATAGGTTGTACCAAACCTGAGTTACCCATACCAGAGATTGATATCAAAGAAAATATATTCGACGTATCCGAAAGTAGTGTAATAAATGGTCAGTCAATTTACTTTGACTTACCGTCTCCGGGGGTTTACACTTTAACTATGAAGGATAAAGAAAGTGGGCAGGTGATTAGTCGAGAAAGATTTAACGGACAAATTGGTAAAAATATAAAGAAGATTTATACAAATTCAATACAATCCCAATATTTATATTTATCAATAGAGGATGTAACAAAAAATGAATTAAAAAAAACAATAATAGTATTAAAAAAGTAAAAAAGGACAAAATGAAAAAAATATTAATTGTATCAATGGGGTTAATTATTCTTGGTGGATGTACTAAGGATGATTTTTTACCCGAAGTAAAACAAGTGTCCCCAGAGTTATCTATTAGCTCTTTATCGGGTATTAAGTTAGAAACCCCATTTGTGACTTCAGAGGTATCAATGAACGTTAAACTTGTATCCGCAGGTACTGTAACCATTAAAATTACAGATATATCAAATAGAGTGGTGTCTAAAGAACAGGTAGAGGTTAAATCGGGTGATAATATGTTAAAAGTATATACATCGGCACTACCTCCATCAGCATATAGAGTTGGTCTTTATGATTCTAATAACAATTTATTAGGAATTACAGATTTCAATAAAATAAACTAAAAATTAAATATAAAAAAAATGGCAGAAGAACAAGAACAAGAGGGAACAATGAGTGGCTTAAAGAAAACACTTATTGGCGCTGTGGGTACTATAGTAACCGCAGGTGGTGTATGGGCAGCTTCACTTTTAGGTGGAGGGGATAAAGCAGAACCAGCTCCAGTACAAGCCGCACCAGTAATTAACATCACAACTAACCAAACTCAACAACAAGCCGCTGGAGGTAATAAAACTATCATTATCAATAAAGGTGCTGATGGTAAACCTGCACAACCTGTTGAAAAACCTAAGAAAAAAGAAGGTGATGAGTTTAAAGAAGAATCCCCAAAATGGTAATATAATATGGAACAATCAAGTGGATTTAAAGATTTATTAAGTAAAATGATGGCTAGAAGATGGTACATCACAGCATTAGTATTGGGTGGGTTTATATTTATAATAGGAGGAATGTTCTTCGCTATATTAAGTAAATCGGCAATCGAAGGAGAATGGAAAGAACTTCTATTATTATTATTAGGAGCATTTATTGGTAGTTATGGTAAAATCATTGACTATTGGTTTAGTGATACCGATAAAGATAAAATGTTAGTTCAAAAGATGGACGAAGAGGATGGTACGACATTAAGTGATACCTCCGATTTACCCGTAACTCCACCAAACAACACACCAATCATACCTGAATCATTTCAAACTGCCATTGAAAACTCAAAAATTGAAAGAGTAAATGATACATTTGAACAAGTACCAACTACCCAACCAAGAATAGGTATTGAAGTGGATGAAGATGGTGATGGCACAATGGATGGTATTGATTTTGATGGTGATGGTAAAATTGACGTGTATTTTGCACATAGACAATGTGAACACGTTTGGAGTGACTTGGATGGAGACGGAATTGAAGAATGCTTAAAATGTGGTAAGGTTAAAGACGAAATCGCCGAAATACACATAGAAGGATAATAAACACAAAAAACACAAAAAACACAAATTATGAGATTTTTAAAAGAATTATTTAACGACAGCAACACAATTAACGAAAAGTCGGTTGTGGGATTTTCATCATTTATCTGTATGGTTATCGCTTTAGCGGTTGACCTTATTACGGGATATTTTGGAAAACCATTAGTAATCAACGAATTTATATTCAACGGATTCTTAGTGATAACACTAGGGGCCTTTGGTATTGCGTCGGTTGATAAGTACATAAATAACAAACACAACAAACCAGACGAAGAAATTGAAGAAGTTGAAAATGAAGGTTAAAAAAGGGGGAGTTTTACTCCCCTTTTTGTATTTATAAATAAGATAAAAAATTATGAAAAAAATATTATTTGTATTTGGGTTGACGTTGATTTCAATGGTATCAACTGCTCAAACCATTGGTAAAACCCAAACAGAACAATATAAAGCATCTTTTGAGACTGCTATAGATATATCTAAATTTTTAGATTATGATGGTCCACAAATACCTATTCAAATATTAAAGGCAGGTATTTCAGACGAAATGTATGAGATGTATCCAGAACTTAAAGAAAAACGTGTTGGTTTAGGTGTTGCAAACATTTCTATGGAATATCTTGAAAACTTGAATAGATTCAAATTTACAGAAGATAAGACAGAAATTAAAAATAGAATGGTTAAACAATTCCAAGCGTCTCAGTCTGGAATTTCCGAAAATAAATTAGATGGTAGAGGTAAAATTAATTTAGCAGAATATTTTGTAACTATTGAATGTTATGACTATTCAGTATCTGAAGATGAAACAATTAACATACAAAACGGTGTCAAAAATTTAATGGTTACTCGTATTGGTTTACAGGTTAGATTTACAAATGCTGAGACTGGTGTGGTATTTGGAGCGTCTGGATTGGGTGAAGCTAAAACAACAAGAGAGTTAACTTTATTATCGGATGCAACCTTAGATGAAATGAAGTTCAATCAATCAACAATATCAATTGCAACTAAAAAAGCTTTAGATATTGCTTGTGCTAGAATATTAGATAGAATGATTAAAAAACAAATATTCATAAAATAAATAAGAACTAGGTAGAGTTTACCTAAAAGAAAAAAAATGAAAAAATGTTATATCCTATTTTTATTCTTTTTATTCCTACTATCATTTCAAAACGTAAATGGTCAGTCTGTCGTTACTCAAACTTTTATCGATAAATGTAGTGGAGAAGTAAAATTTGCAACTACCACATATATTAATGGACAGGCGGTTATAAGTTTTTATAATCAAATTAAAACATTTACACAAGCAGAAGTTAATGCTGGAGTTGCTCAAATTTGGTTATTGTCAGTCAAATCTTCTTATGAGGCGATAACTTGTCCTATTAACAATCCCGTAGTAACTCAAACCGTACAACAAGCGGTTACCCAAGCTGCAGCCGCCGCGGCCGCCGCTGCAGCAAGTTCTGCCGCTTCCGCTGCAGCATCATCAGCGGCAAGTGCCGCCGCAAGTTCTGCTGCAAGTTCATCTGCATCATCTGCCGCAAGTTCATCAGCATCATCCGCAGCAAGTAGTAGTGCGAGTTCCGCAGCTGCAGGTTCTGCGTCAACACCACCAAGCACCACATCGTCAACACCTTCAAGTAGTAGTTCATCATCAAGTAGTGGTTCATCATCATCGAGTGGAGGGTCATCTGAATCTAAAACAGAGGCTAAAACAGAATCAAAATCTGAGAGTGGTTCAGAATCAAAAAGTGAATCAAAATCAGAGAGTAAAAGTGAAGAAAAGAAAGAAGAATCTAAATCCGAATCTAAAGAAGAAAAGACGGAAGAGAAGAAATCTGATGAAAAGAAAGAAGAGAAAAAGAAACAACAAAACATAAATCCAATGCTTCTAGCTTCTGATTTAACAAGTGCACAATCTATAGATGGAAGATATAGTATAATGTTATCTATGGGCGTAAGTAAAACATCTATGGCGGGAGATAAATCATTTGGTGTTAGTGGTATTGTGTGGTCAACATTAGATCAATATGTTGTTTCATCAAGTTACACTAAAATGGATTTTAGTAATGGTAAATTAAATGCAATTCACTCATATGGTGCATCGATTGCATATTTGAAAGGTACTTGGATGACTCTAACAACGTATACGTTTATAAAACCAGACCCAAAAATTGGAACATATGGGGTTAATGTTGGTGGAATTGGTTTGTTAACTGAAAATTTAGAAGGTAAACGAGATGTTAGTATTTCAACATCTTTAGTTGGTTTTTGGACTAAACCATTTCAATATAGTAAAAAATTAACATTGTCTCCGCAAGTTTTTGTAATGTCATCACCGATAAGTTACCAACCATCTATAGGTACAACTAACATTAATAGAACTATTGGATTTTTAGTTGGTAGTAGTTTTGATTATAAAATTTCAAAACGTTTTGGTTTTAGTTTTAATTACAAGGCAAGTTTTAATACAGATTCAGGTTCACAATTGTTACACAACTTCTTGGTTGGGTCGAGAGTAATACTTTAATATGTACTAAAAGCAAAATCCCCAGTAGAAACCGGGGATTTTTGGGACAAAATAAATAAATGTATCTTACGATAATCTATTAATCATAACATAACCAATGTTAATTAAAAAGTCAAGTCTTTTTTTAATAAAACTATTTCTGAACAAGTTTCATAATCTTCCATATTTTCAAAATAAGGCATTACATCCCTTGTAAGGATAATGGTCTCGTCTCTTTTAAAGGTAAATTCCGTATCCCAATCAAGACCCCTAATTTTTGCGGATATTTGTAGGTTTAGACTTTTTTTTCTACCGTTCTTAAATTCACCAAATAATTCAATAATTGATTTGTAAATTTCAGTTTTGTTTTCGTCATAAAAATCTGTGAAATCATTATATTTCCCCTCAAAAGATAATTCTTTAAACGCATTTGAACTTTTTTTGGATTTAGTTAGCATATGGGTTAGTTTAGTAAGTTTATTTGGTAAAATTAAGTAAAATTTTTTAATGGCAAAATTAATTTTACTTAATTTTTAATTCTTTTCCACCTTGCCTCTCGTGCCTCAGGACTTAACATAAAAACCTCCTCAATTTTGTGAGGTATTTCGTTCCTACCACAACTTTGAGATAGTTTACAATTTTTTAAATAATTGTTAATATAACCCATCATATTATGACTTCCAACTGGGTTTGCCGAGTGAACGTAAATGGGTGGTAAGGGAATGTTAGTATCTAAACTATAATTAACTAGAAATTTACAACAATCATATCCAGTTTTTTCATCAATATTATCATAATTAAGTTTGTAATTATCTTTTACGTTATTATAATATTCAATCATTGCACTCTCACCTAAGTCGTGATCTAAAGATATCCTCCCAACGTTATCTAACCCGTGTGTTTCAATTAAAGATATAAACTGATAGTAATCTCTAGCAACTATCCAACCATCCTCTAATGGGGTCCTTACGTCGTCTAGATATATGTTAATTTTATTGTTCATTCTTAAATGGTTTTGAATATTTTGGTTTAACAGATTTCCAGATTATTTCGTCTACTTTGGAATTATTTTTATCCCACATTGAAAATAATATCGGCCTTAAAATTTCTTCTTGTTTCATTGCAAATTCGGCGAATTCTTTTTTAGATGGTTCGGGGTCTACATCACCATATTTTCCATAACAGAATCCATCGTGAAGTTTTCCTGCCCTCTCCCTCAATTGAAAACATCCATATCTTAAATCTCGAACGGTGGTTTTTACCCACTCATTAAATTCATCTGGAACTTTCTCTAGTAATTCATCAAATGGTTTATTATCTTTTAGATATTCCCATATATCCCTGTTTGATATGTTTGTAATTATTTTATGTAATCTAACATACTCTTCACCTTTTATTTTTATTCGAGTAATTGGTTTAGTGTTAAATCTTAACACATATCCTTCATTATCATTTGATATATTATTTTTTAGTGATTCAATCTCATCACCTAAATTATATGATTTAACAAGTTCAAACTCACACCCGCGAATTAGTCCATCACTATGTTCTAATGGCATTTCAAAATCATCAATCATAGTATGGACAATACCAAGTAATATTAATTTTTCTTCAGAACCGTAATTAACAACTATTCTATTTTCTGGGTAAATTATTTCAAATAGATATGTGTACCCAGGATGTAAAGAATTTATATTATATTTTTTTAAAATTTCGGCACCTTTAATTGCTTGTTCAGATGTAAATGATCCTCTCGATGCAAAAATCCATTCACCTTTTATTTTTGGTGTTGGTTCATAGTATGAGTTATCAAAATCAGGTAAATTGTTTGGATCAAAAAATCTTTCCATACCTGTTTCATAATTGTTATTAAACCATATGTTATATCTTCTTTCATCAGTTAATTCTTCTTCATAATAAAAAAGTATACCTAATGACCCATCCATTTTCTCATAAACTTTAAATTCACCACTAGGTGGTGAATCCATTTCTTCTAGATTAAAGAATTTTTTAAATGGTCTTGCTACTATTTGACCTTTTGAGTTGGTAACTAAACCACGACATTGTAAGGTAATGTCATCCCATAACTTTTCATATTGAACTTTTTGGGAATAATTCCAAATAGTTAAATCTTTAGTTGGGTGGGTTTGTTTTATTAACAAACCATCTTCGTAATATTTTTCTAATTTTTCTAACACAACTCTTTATTAAAGGTTTGTTTCTTTTTTGGTTTGGGTAAACGGTATTAGTAAACGAACTAATAAATTGACTCATTTTATAGTTTAATTTCAAATCTATTTTCCATTTGTCCTAATTTTTCGTCTGGGACACCGTGAATATTTTTACTTTCGTGTCTATTTTCAACGATAACAGTGTGTATTCTATACTTGTATCTTTCTGCCATTTCATAATAGGGATCCATTTCCCATTTTTCTGTGAAAGTGTTTGCAATAACAATTCTAGAAATTTCTAATTTCATTCTTTCGGCACATTTTTGTTGACAATCGTTATGTGCTTGTTTTAATTTAGTTGCGTCAAAATTGTAATTTCCTTTATCGTCCATAAAGAAATTATCCGCAGATAGTACATCGGGGGTGTTAGATCCCGGACAGTGTAGAATGATTTCACCTAACGATGATTTCCCACTTCCAGGTAATCCTCTTAATAATATTAAGTCACCAGTATATTCTTTGTCCTCCATATTGATACTTTATTAATAAATAGAAATGGGTTGGGAAAAATATCTCCCAACCCATATTTGGTTACTTAACCTCTTCTACTTTAGAAGGGGTAGTAGGAGTTTCAACTACAGTAGAATCAATTGCGTTAACCGCAGATGAATCAACATTAACCGCCACCGAGTCTGTTTGTTCAGTTGTGGTGGACCCTGTACCACACGCAGTTAATGCTACAATAGCAGAAAGTGCGAAAACGAATATATATTTCTTCATAAGTGTAAATATACGAAGAAATAATGATTATACCAAATTTAACAATAAAAAACCCCAACGATGTGTCGGGGTTTTAAGGTCTTTCGGTAGGTTCAACCCCACTTACTTATGAAAAAAAACGAAAAGGTAATCGACAAAGAGAACCTCTAAGAATATAAATATATATACTTTATATAAAAAGTCAACTATTTACAATAATTTTTTTACAATCGTTAGTTTTTCGGCTTTATACTTTAATGTAATGTTCTCATTTTCTTTAATATTTCCTCGTAATATTTCTTCACTTAGAAAATCTTCACATAAATTTTGAATGATACGTTTTAAAGGTCTTGCACCATATTCTTCTTGAGTGTTTAATTCGTAAATTCTATCAACTACGGATTTATCAAAAGTAATTTTATAACCTTTATCGGTTAATCTATTGTTTAACTTACCAACCTCGATTTGAATAATCTTTTTAAGAGTTTCTTCGTTAAGTGAGTTAAATAAAATAATATCATCAATTCTATTCAAAAATTCTGGGTTGAATTGTTGTTTCAACGCTTTTTGTATAATTGATTTTTTAACCTCAGATTTTTGTTGTTCGCTTGACCCCGTGGTAAATCCAACACCACCTCCAAAATCAGAAACACGTTTTGCTCCAACGTTAGAAGTCATAATAACGATTGTGTTGGTAAAATTTACTTTTCTACCAAATGAATCGGTTAAATGTCCCTCGTCTAAAATTTGTAATAAAATATTGAATATATCTTTGTGAGCCTTCTCAATTTCATCAAATAGAATAACAGAGAATGGGTTATTTTTAACTTTCTCAGTTAATTGACCCCCTTCATCATACCCAACATAACCTGGAGGAGAACCTATTAATTTAGATACATTGTGTTTATCCATAAATTCACTCATATCAACTCGAATGATTTTTTCGGGGTCACCAAACAATAACTCAGCAATTGATTTAGCTAAGAATGTTTTACCAACACCCGTTGAACCTATAAAAATAAACGAACCAATTGGTTTATTTGCTTCTTTAATACCCACACGGTTTCTTCTGATTGACTTGGAGATGGTTGCGATTGCGTCATCTTGACCAATTACCTTAGCAGATAAAAGAGATTCCATTTTTAAAAGTTTCTCAGTTTCTTTAGCATCTAATTTAGTAATTGGTACACCCGTCATTTCTGTTATAATATTATAAACATCATCAACAGTAATTGGTGTTTTATTTTCTTTTAAACTATCCGACCATTTTTGTTTCTCATCTTCAAGTTTATTAATTAACTTTCTTTCCTCATCTCTTAATTTTGCCGCTTGCTCGTAATTTTGACTCTTAACCACTTGAATCTTTTTTTCTTTAATTTCATCAACGGATTTTTTTAACTTCTCAATTGACTCTGGTATCCTACTACTTACTCTTTTTTCCGAACCCAATTCATCTAATACATCAATTGCCTTATCTGGAAATTGCCTATCTGTAATATACCTATTTGAAAGTTTAACGATTGTTTCAACAACATTATCTTCGTATTGTACCTTATGATATGTTTCGTATGACGATTTAAGATTTTTTAATATCTCAATTGTTTCAGTTTGATTTGGTTCCTTTAGAATTATTTTTTGAAACCTCCTTACAAGTGCCGAATCCTTTTCTAAGTGTTTTTTGTATTCATCAAAAGTGGTGGCTCCAATACATTGAATCTCACCTCTCGCAAGTGCTGGTTTTAGTATGTTAGCGGCATCCATAGCACCACTAGCGTTCCCCGCTCCAACCATTGTATGTAATTCATCAATAAAAACTACAACGTTAGTTACTTGTTGTAACTCGTTTAAAATCGCCTTAATTCTTTCTTCAAATTGTCCACGATATTTTGTACCAGCAACAAGTGACGTTAAATCAAGAGAAACTATCCTTTTATCTAAAAGATTAGTGGGACACTCACCCTTATAAATCATTAATGCTAATTTTTCAACTAAAGCAGTTTTACCCACACCAGCATCTCCTACAATAACCGCATTATTCTTTTTCTTACGAGACAGAATCTGAGCAATTCGTTTAACCTCCTTATCTCGACCAATAACTGGGTCAATCTTACCTTCTTCCGCATTCTTGGTTAAATCTCTTGAGAAATTATCTAAAATCGGTGTTTCTGAACCTTTTCGAACTTTCCTAGGGTTAGTTTGTGGTCCGTCTTCATAAAAATCTACTGCCATCTTATTAAGTTTTATTTTGTACAAATATAACATAAATAATACTAAAAAACAAACATAAGACAAGATGTCTAAAAAATGTCTAACGAATGTCTAAATGTCATTTAATTAATAACCCCCTATAATTGGGGTTTTTTACTATTTACCAATATTTATATAGAAATATAGAATATTATGGGAAGAATATTAAGATTGACCGAATCTGAATTAACTAAAATGATACAAGAGATGATTGATGCAAACGAAATGGCGTTATCTCATCAAGATTTCCAAACATCAGAAGATTTATCTGATTTAAGAGCAGCAATCGAATCTAACAAAATTGTAAGTGTTGCGTTTGTTAAAAAAGACGGTACTGTTAGACATATGGCAATTAAGAAATATCTAAGTTCATATGAATCTAGTGACAAACCAAAATCAGAAAAACAAATTAACATAGATTCAAACAACGATATGAAAACCGTTGTAGATATTAATTCATACATCAAATTAGTAAAAGGTGGTATGGAAAAAAGTGAAGCCTCGGCTAAATCATACAGAAGAGTATTATTAGCTAACGTTTTAGGTTTCTTAGTTGGGGGTAAATTCAAAGATTTACGTCAAGAGAACAACATTCAAGAGAGATATGGGGAAGAAGTTTTCAATTCATTAACAAAATCAATGGTAAGAGCAATGGATGCTGAACAAAATCAACAAGATGCTGATTTACAAGAATGTATGAAATAATCAAGAAATTATTGAAAATATATAGACCCCTCACAAACGAGGGGTTTTTTATTTGATATTTATTTAGTATATTCTTATAAAAACATAAAACTATGGGTATTATATCAGAATCAATTAATGGTAACTTGATTGAAGTTACAATTAAATCATCAAACTTACAGAGCGCCACATATTTCACTGAAGAAGAGAAATTATCGGTAACTTTTAATAATGGATCTATTTATGAATACGAAAAGATTCCTTGGGCTAAGTTCACTAAATTTAGAATGGCCGAATCCCAAGGGAAGTATTTTAATCAGGAGATATCCAAAACACACAAATTTACCAAAGTAAAATGAGTTTATTTGAAGAACTAGTTGAGTACACTAAGGATGACGAAAGAATTGTAAAATCTTTTGAAACTAAAGATGCTTTATCAAATGAAATTTTTGATGAATCTAAAGACGGTTTCAAAATGAAGGAAGGTGTTAGAAAACGCTTACTTGAGATTGCTGATGAGTTTGTTGAATCTTTTGGTGTTGAATTCTTTATTCACGATGTAGTATTAACTGGTTCTTTATCAAATTACAATTGGTCAGAATTTTCTGATGTCGATTTACACGTATTAATAGATATGGGTGAAATAGATGGTGACAACGGTTCTCCCATTCTACAGACAATCATTAAAGAATTTTTCGATGCTAAAAAGAACGTTTGGAATGAGAAACACGATATCAAAATTAAAGGTTTTGATGTGGAAGTTTATGTTCAAGATGTGGAGGAACCGCACATTTCTTCGGGTGTTTATTCTATTTTACACAATAAGTGGGAAATTGAACCAAAAAAGGAGACACCTAACATTGACGATAGAAAAATATTGGAAAAGGGTGAAGACTTTGCTAAGAAAATAGACCAATTGATTGATTTAGGCCTTAATAGAGAGGTTTTACCTAAGATTGAGTCGTTAAGAAAAAAATTAAAACAATTCAGACAAAGTGGTTTAGAGGCGGGAGGAGAGTATTCTTACGAAAATCTAACCTTTAAATTACTTAGAAGAAATGGGTACATCAATAAGTTATTAAAACTAAAAACGGACATAACAGATAATAAATTGTCCATAACACAATAAAGAACCTTATTTTTTTCTATATATCTATGTATTTATAGGATAAGAATAAGTATATCTTAATTAATATCAAAATGGCAGAAATAAAACCACTTGGAAGTGAGAAATTAAACGGGGATGACAAATTAAAAAGAATCCTTGAGTTAACTTACTATAAGAACACAAACAATAAACCTCAAACAAAATCAACAGAATTAGTTTCAGAAGCTAAGAATGGTGGTGGGGTATATGGTATCGTTAGAGAAAAAGACGGATACTATGTTAAAAGAGGATTAAACGAATCATCACTTGATTATATCGGTGGTATGTTTATGAAGAATAAAAACAAATTTTCTTCGTATGCTGAGGCGTTAAAAAGACTTGAAATGGTTAAGGGTCAAGAAGAACTACAAGAGGCAACAAAATATGTTTTAAAACAAAACAAACCTCAAGAAGAACTTCCAGCTGCCGAACCGGCTATGGATGTGCCAGCACCAGCTGCTGAACCATCTACAGATACATCGGCGCCTGATATGGAAGCACCTGATATGGAAGCACCTGATATGGAAGCACCTGATATGGAATCTACAGATACTGAAGCTCCTTCAATGGACGATATGGGTGGAGAAGATATGGGTGATGAGCCAAGTGCAGAAGGAAAACCTTCTGACTATATGGCTGAAGTACAAAAATTTTCAGGTAAACTTGGTCAAGAATTAAGAGACCAAAAATCAAAAATGGAAAGTGACGATATTAAGTACGTTCTTAATATGATTATATCTGCGGTTGATTTAGATAAACTTGAAGAAGAAGATATTGAAGAAATAGCAAAAAAATTCGAAAGAGATGAAGATTTTGGTGACGAAGAGGTACCTGCTGAAGAACCTGAAATGGATGACGAAGAAGTACCTGCTGAAGAACCTGAAATGGATGACGAAGAAATAGAGGAGGAATTATCAATGGCGGCTTTAACTGGTGATGACGAACCAATGGATGCCTTAGAAACCTTTATTAATACACCTGTTGAAACTGGTGAAATTGATTTATCAAAATATGCAGATATAGACGAAGAATCTGATGACATTCAAGAAATCGATATGGATAAAATCAAAAATGAAATTAATCAAAGTGTTGGAGAAACTCTAAGCAAATATTTCAAATAAATGAATCTTATATATGTCAATGAGATTGGTTCGGATTATAAAGGTCAAAAACAGTACGAATTTATCTTTAGTTCATCAACTGAAATTGACATAGAGGAATGGTTTGTTATACCGGCATCAGCAACATCTGGATCTAAATCACCTGAAATGGAATATGTTGATTTGGTTGGATTATTAAAAAATACAGATTTAAAATTAGAATTAGTTCAAGACTCCGATTATTTCGGAGTTATTGATGCTGTAGATAGTGTAGTTGCGTTGGCTTGGGAGAAATTTGATTTTGAATCTGAGTTCGACAGACTAACATTTAAGTTTGGAGAATCTTTGGAATCTGTTTCTAAAAAACTAAAACAAAGAGATTATCAATTATTAAAAGAAGAGTTAAAATTCAAAGAATTATGAAAAGAAATGAAATCGTTGAATCCTTAATGAAAGAAGGGTTCTCAGAAAAAACACTAGTTAATTTTAGTGACAAACAACTTGCAACATTTGCGAGTAGAATATTAGGTGAAGCTGATATTATGATTTCAAAAAAAGACCCGTTAGCCAATCAAAAAATTACTGACGCGAAGAAACAAAACAAATCTATTGAGACATACGAAGAGGAAGTGAAGGAAGAATTAAAGGGTAATCAAAAGAAATTAGACAAGAACCATAATGGTAAAATTGACGGTCAAGATTTTAAAATATTAAAAGGGCAGAAGAAAAAAGTTAGTGAGAATAAAAAATGCAATGACTGTGGATGTACAAAGTCAGAGTGTAAATGTGAAAAGTGCAACAAATGTGATTGTACAAAGTCAGAGTGTAAATGTAAAAAATCCAATATTAAAGAGTGGGTTTCTGAGGTTACTAACAAAAATTTTCATAGTTTTACATCAAAAAACGAAATTATGGAAATGATTCAATACAAATTAGAAGAAATAGAAGTAGGTTCAAAAGTTAAAAAAGGACACAATGGTATTCCTGAATTTATGAGTTACGATGTTATCTCAAGTACTGAGACCATTGATGCCGAACCAATGACAAAACCCGCACCAACTAAACCCAAAGAAAGTCCAATTACAAAACCAAGAACTCCTTATTCACCTAAACCAGGTGAAAAATCTAAACCAAAAGCGTTAAAAGAAAAAGAAGTTAAAAATGGAGTTAAGTAAAAAAAGATTATTATCTTTGATTGAAAATAATATCAAAGAAATGGCAATGAATTTTGACACACCTGATAGACCTGATCAAGGTATACAGGATAAATTATCTCAAGGGGAAACACCACTAAAAAAAGTTCCATTTCCTTCTACAGGTCAAGAACCGAATACCAATTTCCAAGAAATTTTAGCTTCTGAAAGATATAGGCAAGTAGTTTCAAATTTAAGAAGATATCTTGGGGATAATGCACCAGTACAAAGGGGTATGAGTGGAGTGATGCAATTACAACAAACACTTATATCTGCACATAACACAATCATTCAAGCTGAAAGTAATCATAGAACTGAATTAGAACAATTAGCAATTGAGTTAGTGATGAAAGAAATGGGAGTACCAGAAGGTGCGATTGAATATGATGCGAAAATAGTAGGTATGGGTGAAATCGATATGAGTGATTTTAACAGAGATGAGGGCGACGAAGAAACAAACGAAGAGGTGAACATTGAGGCAGAAGTGGAAATTTATAACGAACTACAAAATTTAGATTTAGAGAAAGCAAAAAGAAGAATGATTAATTCAATCATTCAAGGAGCATCTAAAAAAGGTCATTATATGTTTCAATTACTACCCGAAAGATTACAACAAATTACGGGAAATCAAAACATTTTAAACTTATATGGTACATTAATGTCAATCAATGATTTAAATTATTGGCAATTAAGTGATGATACCATAAAAGGTTTAGGTGGTTCCTCAGCGGGTAAAGAAAGTGCTGAAGGTCCAGAAGAAGAAGGTGGTCCAGGTAAAGTAATTGCTAGAGGTATTAATTTCCCTGTATTGGTTCACGAGCTTATTAAAGGTACCTTAGAATTATTTGCCTTACAAGGTAAACCAGAAGATGGTTTTGAAGACGTTGAAAATAGTGAAGATACTTTAGAAAAGGAAATGTGGGATTTAAGATTAGGACCCGCAATTTGGGATAGAATTAGAAATCAATTCCCTGAAGACATTCTAATTGATGAAAATAAAGTAGAATTACAAAATTATTTATTACTTGAAATTTTTAAATTACCAGCTAAGAAGTTTTTAGTTTTTATGAAAGAAGTGTTAGGTGGTACAAATAGAGGTAAACAATTGATGAATGAATTAATGGAAGGTATAAATCAAATGTTTAGAGATCAAGATTACGAAGAATCGGTATCAAGATTTAGAAATGATTTAGATTATGTAACTGACGAAACCGAACAGGGGGATATTAATGGTTGGCTTAATTCAATTGGTATCGGTGGTAGTATAAATCCAGATGAGGAGGACGAAGACGACGAAGACGACAGTCCAATTCGAACAAGATAATACGAAGGTGGTAAGTTTTACCACCTTTTTTTGTATTTATATATATGAATAGTAGAGCAGAACAATTATTAGAATATGCAAAAATTATAAAGGACACTCCTTATGCGTTGAGAACGTATCTACAAACGTATGATAACACTCAAAAGAAGTATGTACCTATGGACTTATTTCCTGACCAAATACAATTGATTCAGGACTATGAAGACTATAATGAAAATATTACTAAAAAATATAGACAAGCGGGGGTAACAACCGTAACTGCCGCTTGGTTATCAAAAAAACTACAACTAGCAAAACCTGAGAACCCCGAAAGAATTCTTATCATTGCGAATAAACGTGACACAGCAATTGAAATGGCAAATAAAGTTAGACATTTCATTGACCAATGGCCCGACTGGTTAAATGTTGGGTTTTCACCAGATAAAAACTCCGAAAGTAGATTTAGATTAAATAATGGATCAGAGGTTAAGGCGGTTGCAACATCCGCAGATGCACTTCGTGGTTTCACACCAACCGTACTTGTTTTTGATGAGGCGGCATATATCGAAGCGGGAGATGATTTTTGGGCAGCATCTATGGCATCCCTATCTACGGGTGGTAAGATTATTCTTATCTCCACTCCAAATGGATATGATCAAATTTACTATGGTGTTTACGACCAAGCATTAAGAGGTATTAATGACTTCCATATAACCGATTTAAGGTGGTTTAAAGACCCGAGATACACCAAAGACTTAAGGTGGGTTAAATGTAGTGACATATGTCATTATATGTTGAATAGGGAACAATATAACGATGATGAGGTTGTTGTTAATGACTTCGATATTGAAAAATATCAAGAGCTAGTTGAACAAGGGTATAAACCATTTTCGTCTTGGTTTGAGGGTATGTCTAAGAAATTTAAATATGATAGACGTAAAATCGCTCAAGAGTTAGAATGTGATTTTTTAGGTTCTGGAGATGGTGTTATTCCTAGTGATATGCAAGAAAATATCGCAAAGAATATGATTAGGGTTCCAATTGAAAAATATATGCAAGGGACGTTTTGGCAATGGAAGGAACCAATTAATGGTCACAGATATATTATGGGGGTTGACGTTAGTAGAGGTGATAGTGAGGATTTTTCATCAATTAATATTATTGATTTTGACGATAGAGAACAGGTTGCAGAATATATTGGTAAAATACCACCCGATGATTTAGCCTCAGTAGCTTATAAATGGGGGATATTATATGGTAACGCCTTTATTGTAATTGATATTACAGGAGGTATGGGGGTTGCAACATCAAGAAAATTACAAGAATTAAATTATAAGAACCTTTATATTGATGGGATTAATACTCAGAATATTTGGGAATATAATAAGAAGGCATTAGATAAAATTCCTGGGTTAAACTTTAATAATAAAAGAACTCAAATTGTTGCAGCATTTGAGGAGGCATTAAGAAAGGGATTTTTAGTTAGGTCAAATAGGTTATTAAATGAACTTAATACGTTTGTTTATATGAATGGAAGACCAGACCATATGAAAGGATCACACGATGACTCTATTATGAGTTTATCGATGGCTCTTTATTCGGCCGATATTTGTTTCAATCAACTTGAAAAGACAGAAAACGCCAATAAAGCTATGTTGGAGTCTTGGACTATGTCAGAAAGAACATATGATGTGAATAAATCACATTATTCATATGGTACATCATTAGATCCAATCGGGGCTATGGCGACTGACCCAAGTTTTTTTCATAAGGATAATCCACATAACGTACCAAAAGAAATGTATCGTGAGTTCTCTTGGTTATTTGGAAAAAGTAAATAATGTTTCCTAATTAAATAAAAAGGTTTATATTATAAAGAAAACTATTTATATACGATGGCAGAGAATAATAACACAGTCTTTCAGAAATTAACAAGAATGTTTGGTTACCCTAATCAGGTAAAGAAAAATCAAACACCTTCATTTAATTTCTCTAAAGACCAAATACTAAAGACGGATAATAGAGAAGAGTACGAAAAAGCTATGTTGCAAGCTCAACAAAGTCAATACGTTGCCGATAAGTGGGCTAAATTAGACCAATCTCTATATAACCAATCGGTTTATTATGAACCAAATAGATTAGCAGCATATTACGATTACGAATCTATGGAGTTTACTCCAGAAATTTCAGCAGCATTAGATATCTACGCGGAAGAATCCACAACACTATCCGAAAAGGGTGAAATATTAACAATATTTTCAGAATCAGATAGAGTTAAAACAATATTACACGATTTGTTCGTTAACAAATTAGACATAAACACCAACTTACAAATGTGGACTAGAGGTTTATGTAAGTACGGTGATGATTTTGTATACTTAAAAATTGATCCAGAAAAGGGTATTATTGGAGTACAACAATTACCAAACATTGAAATAGAAAGAATAGAAGGTTCATCTTCTAAGAATCCTGGACAAATGTCAGACGCTAAATCACCAACTAGAGAATTACGTTTTACTTGGAAAAACAAGGAGATGGAATTTCAAGCTTGGGAGGTTGCACACTTTAGATTATTAGGTGACGATAGAAAATTACCATACGGTACATCTATGTTAGATAAAATCAGAAGAATTTGGAAACAACTTTTACTTGCTGAAGATGCGATGTTAATTTATAGAACATCAAGAGCACCTGAAAGACGTGTATTCAAAGTATTCGTTGGTAATATGGACGATAAAGATATTGAAGCATATGTACAACGTGTGGCAAGTAAGTTTAAAAGAGACGCAATTGCTGATCCACGTAATGGTAATGTTGATATGAGATATAATCAAATGGCGGTAGACCAAGATTATTTCATCCCTGTACGTGACCCAGGACAAACAAGTCCAATTGAAACGTTACCTGGAGCTCAAAATTTAGGTGAAATTGCAGATATTGAATATATTCAAAAGAAATTATTGGCAGCATTACGTATTCCAAAAGCGTTCTTAGGATTTGAGGAAGTTGTTGGTGAGGGTAAAACTTTAGCATTAATGGATATTCGTTTTGCTAGAACGATTAATAGAATTCAAAAATCATTAATTCAGGAATTAAATAAAATTGCTTTAGTTCATTTATACCTTATGGGTTTAGAAGATGAATTAAATAATTTTACATTATCCCTAACGAACCCATCGGCACAATCTGATTTATTACGCATAGAACAATGGAAAGAAAAAGTTACTCTTTATAAAGACGCAACTTCAGACCAATCACAAGTTGGTATTCTACCTGTTTCACATACTTGGGCTAAAAAGAATATTCTTGGGTTCAGTGATTCTGAAGTTATTTTAGATTTACAACAACAACGTCTTGAACGTGCAATGGGATTTGAATTAACAAACACACAAAACGTTATTAAACGTTCGGGTGTATTTGATGAGGTTGATGCTAAATACGGTATTCCAGAAGAGGAAAGAAAAGCAGCTGAAGCTGCGGGGGCAGCTGGAGAAGCTCCTGCGGGAGGTGGAATGGATATGGGTGGAGGTGCTCCACCACCGGCTGATACGGGAGGAGAAGCTCCACTTAGTGAATCTAAATCTAAGAAATCAAAAATATTAGGGATGTTAGGTGACGAAAAATTATCAATTAATGACTTATTTGATATGGATAAGGCGAAACGTAATATTTATGAGATAGAGACAAAAATAAAAGACATTTTAAACGATTAAAAATGAACAATTTCGGGAAGATTAAATCCAAGTTATTGAAAAAGATAACCGAGGCTTACGAGCAAGGAGAACTTAAAAATAACACCAAGAACTTAATTAAAGTAGTTAAGAAAAATAAAGACTTTAAAGAAATGTATATGTTTTACGAAGAAATCGAAAACAAATACTTTGATGATAAAGAAACTGCAAGGTTATATGTTGAGGAAGTTGGAAACATATTAAAACAAAAGGCAACCAAAGTTAAGGATTTCTGTGAAGTGATTAATATGTCTGTTTACAGTACTCAGATTGATGAGAATGAATTATATGACTCAATTGATGAACTATTGGAAGAAGATAGTTTAAAAAATATCGACAAGAAGGTAGTGGCAAAGAAAAAATTAGTAGAACATTTAACTAAAAAGAAAGAAATTAAAGAATCAGGATTAGATACGTATACCTCAAATGAGAATCTATTAAACGCTGTTTTAGCAAATAACTTTAACGTATTATACACTAATAATCTAGACCAAAATCAACAAACAGAATTAAAAACTATTCTTTCAATTTCAAATGAAGATTTAGTTTCTAAAACTACAGAACTAAAAGAATCTATTCTTAATAAAGTTAGTTCACTTTTGAGTGAATCTAACGACAATGACTTAACTACTAAATTAAGTAAAGTAAAGGATGAGGTTCAAGATATGGATTTATCCAAATACAATTATTATCGACTTACACAGTTAAAAAATGGTCTTGTTTAATCAAGACCATTTTTAATTTGTTGTATGTACGTTGCCTTTAGACGTTGAGTTCTTTTCACAACGGAGGGTTTAACAAATTCTTGTCTTTCTCTTAACTCTTGAATTTGTTTGGTATTACGAACCTTATTTTTATACAGCTTTAGAGCTCCCTCAATTCCCCTATTACTGTCTACTTTAATATATAACATATCTATAATTATATCCCAAATATACTAAATGTTTTTTGGTATTTCAAATATTTTAGTTTATATTTTTTTAACACCATAAATAAAAATAATATGAAAATATAAATGAAAACAGGAAAGTATATCTCCCTTGGAGAATACAATGAAGTAAAAATAGGGTACGGAACCGTAGACTTTAAAAACTTAAAAACAATTTACTTAAAACTAAATGCTTGGGTAGAACCAAATAACGATACCGATGATTTTGATTATCTGATTAATAAAACTAGAAGGGGAATTAAAGAAATAATTTATAATTTAAAAAATGAAAATTTCAAACCTCAATCTATTGTAGATTTAGATATTAGAACAAAGGGTATAAAATTAAATAAAAGGTCATTTATGAACCTTGAGGTTACATTATATGTTGATAATTTCTTTGATGTTAAGTCTAAACACGTTAAATTATCCATTAAAGAGATTATAAAATCTATCATTGACGATAGGTTATACAATAAAAATCTCTTTAACTTCTACAAAAACAAGAAATAACTTATATATCGTTGTATTTATAGTATTAATAGAAACTATAAATGAAGATATTAGGTCCGAATGAAACGGGGAGAGGAATATTAATCGAATACGATGCTGGACACGTTTCCCCCGAAGACAACAAAAAAATTATATCGGAGATGAAGGATATGGACTTTTCACAAGACCTTATCCTTTATGCCGTTTTACAAAAATACGATACTCCAAACAAAAACGGGAGAATCTATCCCGAAGTCATTCTTAAGAGAGAAGAACAAAAATATCAACAACTTATTAAAAAAGGTGGTGCCCTTAACGAATTAAACCACCCATCCTCATCACTTATTGATTTAGATAGAGTTTCACACTCTATTCTTGAGACTTGGTGGGAAGGAAAAATGTTAATGGGTAAAATAAAATTATTCACTTCTCCAGGTTGGAGAAAGATGGGTATTGTATCTACTAAAGGAGATCAAGCTGCAATGTTAATTATGAACGGAGCAACTCTTGGTATATCTTCTCGTGGAGTGGGGTCATTAAAGAACGTAAAAGGTCAAAATGTAGTTCAGGAAGATTTTGAATTAGTTTGTTTTGATTTAGTATCGTCACCATCTACTCCAGGGGCTTATGTATTTGCAGACTTATCAGACAGAGAACACTATCAAGAATCGGTACAGGAAAATCCGATACTTGATGACCGAATGAAAAAATTAATGGGGGGTTTAGATAAATTTTTATCTAAATAATCAATTTTTTAAGGTTTCTAATACTAGAAAAGAGAATTTTCCATAAAACCGTAATATTTATAAAGTAATAAAACAAAAAAAATGACCGAGAAATCCATTTTAGAACAAGCGTTACTTCAAGTTCAAACACTTGAAGAAGCAGTAAAGCAAAATGCAAAGGGTATACTTGCTTCAACAATGAAACAAGAACTAAATGATTTGCTTAAAGAATCGGAAGAAGAGGATAAAGAAGAAAAAACTCCTGAATTTGGAGATGATTCTACTGAACCTATTGAAAAGGAAACAAATGATATGTCAGAACAACCAGTAGCCGACGATGAAGAAGGTGAAGACGATTCTGAAAATGTTGATGACCTTGATAATGATGATCCAAGTAAGGACATTGAATCTATGGATTCTGAAGACGAAATGTCTGATGATGAAGAAGAAGTTGAAATGCCATCTTTTGATGACGTAGACACAGATGATGAAGATGTAATGGATATGACCGGAGCTTCAGATGATGAAGTTTTAAAAGTTTTCAAAGCAATGAAACCAGAAGATGGTATTGTTGTTAAGAAAGACGGTAATGACCTTAATCTTGACTTGGGTGATGACGAGTATATCATCAAACTTGATGGTGGAGAAAATGAATCACCTGTAGCTGACGAATTCGGAGATGACTCTGAAGAAACGCCAGAATTAGGTGAAGAAACTATCTACGAAATTGAGTTAGACGAAGATGAAGAAGAAGAGACTGAGGTTTCTGAAGAAGAATCTGAGGGAGATGGTAAAGAAGTTGAAGCTACAGAAGCTGCAAGAACATTTGGAACAGGAGTTAGAGGACCAGCTCAAAAAACAAAATACCAAGCAGGTCGTAAAGAAATGAACGAAGAAGTTGAAACACTTAAGAAACAAAATTCTGAGTACAAAAAGGCTTTAATTCTTTTCAAAGAAAAACTTAACGAAGTTGCAGTGTTTAACGCAAACTTAGCTTACGCTACTCGTTTGTTCACAGAACATTCTACCACAAAACAAGAGAAATTGAACATATTAAAGAGATTTGATTCAATTTCAACTATGAACGAAGCTAAAAACTTGTTCAGTACAATAAAATCTGAATTAGGTACTAAAATGACAGTAACTGAATCAGTAGTTGAGAAAATCTCTAACACTCCATCATCTTCATCTTCTCAAGAGGTATTATCTGAGGCGAAAGCTTATGAGAATCCACAATTTAGAAGAATGAAAGATTTAATGAGTAAAATAAAATAATAAATAAAAAATTAAAACCAATATTAAAATGGGAGCATTATTAGAAAGCGGTATGGTTGGTAACATCGGGTTAAAACACCTTAGAGTTATCAAAGAAGATACCATCAAAAAATGGGACGAACTAGGATTCTTAGAAGGTCTAGAAGGTCACCAAAAAGATAACATCGCGCAATTGTATGAAAACCAAGCGTCACACTTAATCAACGAAGCAGCAGTAGCTGATGCGTCTGGTTCTTTCGAGACTGTAGTTTTCCCAATTATCCGTCGTGTATTCTCTAAATTATTAGCTAACGACATCGTGTCTGTACAAGCTATGAACTTACCAATTGGTAAATTATTCTTCTTCGTTCCTAAAATTCAGGAAAGAAATTCAGGAGCTCATTATTCTCCATACGGTATCCCTGGTGGTGCTGGTGGAGCAAGTGCTTCTACTGGTTACACAGGAAATAACTTATACGACAGATTCTACGAAGGTGGAGATGACGCAGATCAAGGATTGTTTGATTACTCTAAAGGAGCAATCACTTCAGTATCTTTAACTGGTACATCTATTGTTACTTTCGCAACTGGTGTTGAAAGTTCTGCAGTAACATTGGCTTCAGGTTCAACTCCATCATCAAGTGTGATTGTTAAGTTAACAGGTTTCTCTAAACCAGGCCAAGGTAAATTAGCTGGTCCAGACGGTAACGAAATGGATACAGAAGAGTTCTTAGCGTCTTTACAGATTTCATCTGCTAAAGTTAGATCTGGAGCTTCATTACCATTTACAGTAGTTACTCAAAAATACGGTAAAGGTATTGTTGAATACGGTGCAAAAAGATTTGATTCTGCTAACGGTGCTGGATATCAAGACATCTGTGATGAAAATGGTACAATCTTCTTAAATGTAGATTTGGAAACATATTCTGCAACTACAGGATTCGCTAAATTCACACCAGCAGGTGCGGTTACTGTGGTAGGTGCTGACTTCGTAGCAACTTATCGTCAATATGCATCTTTAGAATTTGAAGATCAAATTGGTGAGGTATCTTTCGATCTTTCTTCTGTAACAGTTTCTGTAACTGAAAGAAAATTAAGAGCTAGCTGGTCTCCAGAATTGGCTCAAGACGTTAGTGCATTCCACAACATCGACGCTGAAGCTGAGTTAACTGCATTGTTATCTGAGCAAATCGCAGCTGAGGTTGACCGTGAAATCTTACGTGATTTACGTAAAGGTGCAGCTTGGAAAGCTAAATGGGATTACAATGAGTGGAAATACGGTGGTGCATCTGGTGCAACATTACAAGGTTACACTCAAAAAGATTGGAACCAAACTTTGATCACTAAGATCAACCAAGTTTCAGCTCAAATTCACAAAACTACTTTAAGAGGTGGTGCTAACTGGATCGTTGTTTCTTCAGAAGTTTCTGCAGTATTTGATGATTTAGAGTACTTCCACGTATCTAACGCTCATCCAGAGCAAGATCAATACAATATGGGTATTGAAAAAGTAGGTACATTAGCAG